CCAGGAAATTATCCCCGGCAGGGCCTCTGTTCTTTTCAGGCTTCGATCTCCATTCCGCTCGTCAGGGTGAAGGTGATCTTGTCCTTGCTGTGTACCGTCATGCTGTCAACCAGACCGGACCACTGAGCCTTGTCGAACTCGGTGTAAAGCTCCGGCAGAGCCTTGACGGTTTCGATGAACCGCTCCAGCTTCCGCCTGCGCACCATCCGCTGGCTGATCTGGTCGGCGACGGCATCCCGCTTTTTCTCGGTTTCCTCATACCGGCTGACCAGGGCGTCGTAGCGTTCTCTGTACTCAGTCTGGTTCTGCGCCGTCCGTGCGTTCTGCGCGATGAGGTCATCCACCGCCTTGGCATCGACGGCGAGCTGCTGGTCGAGCAGGCGTTTTTCCTTTTCCAACTCGGTGGTGTCAGAAAGCCTGTCCTTGATGTCGGTAAGTCCCGTGATGTAGAAATTCCTGTCCGCGCTGAGCTTGTTTACCATCCGCACGAATGCCGCCTTGACCTCATCCTCGGTCAGGTGTGGTGTGCGGCAGCGCGTCTTGTCCTTGAACTTGGCGTTGCACTGCCAGATGACTCGGCGGTACTTGTCGTTGCTGTGCCAGACCTTCGAGCCGTACCAGCCGCCACAGCATCCGCAGCGGATTTTACCGGAGAAGATGGTCGCGCCGCTGTGCTTGGGGTCGCGGGCGCGTTCCTCGAAAATGTCCTGCACCAGTTCAAACTGGTCGGGGTCGATGATGGCGGGATGGCTGTCTTCCACATAATACTGCGGAACCGAGCCGTCATTCTTCACCGCCTTCTTCGTCAGGAAGTCTGGGGTGTAGGTCTTCTGGAGCAGGGCGCAGCCCTTGTACTTTTCATTTTTCAAAATGGATCGCACCGTGCCTTCGTACCATTTCTTCTGGCCTCCCGGAGTTTCGTATCCCAGTTCCGTCAGCTTCTTCGCTATCGCCTTTGGGGAAAGCCCGTGGATGAACTCACTGTAGATGAACACGATGGTTTTCGCCTGTTCCTCGTTGATGACCATCGTGCCGTCTTCTCCCTTCTCGTATCCGAGGAACCTGCCGTAGCACATGGAAAACCGTCCGTCAGAGAACTTTTTCCGCTGACCCCATTTCACGTTCTCGGAAATGCTGCGGCTCTCTTCCTGCGAGAGGCTGCTTAAAATTGTCAGGAGCATTTCCCCTTTGGAGTCGAAGGTCCATATCGACTCCTTCTCAAAAAAGACCTCCGTGCCGTGTTCCTTCAGCGCCCGGATTGTGGTCAGAGAATCGACCGTGTTCCGAGCGAACCGGCTCACCGATTTGGTCAGCACCAGGTCGATTTTTCCGGCCAGCGCATCGGCGACCATCTGCTGGAATCCCTCACGGTGCTTTGTGCTGGTCGCGCTGATGCCCTCGTCGCTGTAGATGCCCACGAACTCCCAATCATCCCGCGCTTTGATGAAGTTGGTGTAGAAGTCGCATTGTGCCTCGTAGGAACTCTGCTGTTCCTCATGGTCGGTGGAGACCCGCGCGTAGGCCGCCACCTTCCTTTTTGCCATGCTGCCGATGGGAGCCGCCGTCTGGCGGTTAATCGTCGGCGGCAATACTGTTACTGTTCTTGCCATGTTCAGCCTCCCGTTTTGCCTTATTCGTTGCCAGCCGCCTGGCCTGCTTCTTCCATGAAATTTCCCGCAGTTCCTGTACCTTCGCAAAAAGCTCCGGGTCGATGATGGCATCGTGGTCGTTTTCAATGGCCTCGTCCTTCCCCGTCCCGGAGTACCTTGCCGCCAGGGTGCGCCTGCCGCTGTAGCGTTCGTCATCGAGCATCCGGCTGATGAACTTGTGCGAGACCTTGCCCCGGAAACTGGCGTAGCCCGCCGCCTCTACCTCTTTGCGGATATGCTCGATTTTCATTCCGTCCGCGTAAAGCCTGTAGACCAGCCTGACCATTTCCGCTTCATCCGGCACCACCCTGTAGCCGCCCTGCGTCCACTCATATCCGGGGAACTTCTGATGCGGATCGTCGGTCGCCATGTGGCTCTGGCTGTACAGCTTAATCGGGACTTCCTTCTCCGTCCCATCGTAAAAGCGGAACACCAGCGCCTCGCCTTCCGTCGTGATGATCTTGTCCACCCGCTCGGTGAAGGCGCAGTCATCAAATTCCTCCATGCCCATTGCCTTGGCGGCCGCCTCGCGCAGCCTGTCGCCGCGCAGACTCAGGGAATCGCAGAATGCCTTCTTATGCTTTATCTTTCCAAAGCACACCCAGCTTTCCTTCAGCCCATCCGCTCTGGCGATCCTCGTCATCCCCTTGGTGTAGTTGTATCCACACTTGCCGCAGATGATTTTGCCGGAGAAAACGCTGGGCTTTACAATCCGATGCACCGTGGGGTTGTACTCACGGGCATCCCGGATTTTGTCCTGTACCGCCTGCCAGACGTCACTTGGGATGATGGGCGCATGGTTGTTTTCGACATAGTAGCGAGGCAGCTCGCCCTCGTTCTTTTTGCTCTGATGGTCGAGCGGGTTTGGCGTGAAGTATTTCTGCAAAATGACGTCGCCCTTGTAAACCTCGTTCTGGAGCATATAGGTGATGCCGACGTTGCTCATCCCCGGATAGCCGTTCTCGTTTACCCACCGCTGGATTGCCTTGATGGGCACGTCAGCGAGGAAGTCGCTGTAAATCCTGCGCACCACCTCTGCCTCGTCCTCCTGGATGATGAAAGTCTCACCGTCCCATCGGTACCCAAAGGCCGCCGTGTGCCACTGCTCACCGCGCTCGAACTTTTTCTGGATCGACCACTTGATGTTGGTGGAGATGGACTTGCTTTCTTCCTCGGCGAATCCCGCGAGGATGGAAAGCATCAGTTCCCCATCAGCGGTGAGGGAGTCGATGTTCTCCTTTTCGAACCGGACGGAAACGCCCAGTTCCTTCAGATGCCGGACGATGTTCAGCAGGTCGACGGTGTTGCGGGCAAAGCGGCTGATGCTCTTGGTAAGCACGATGTCTACCATCCCAGCCTCGCAGTCGGCGATGAGCCGCTGCAGTTCCGCCCGTTTCGCCGTCCCCGTTCCGGAGACAAAGCTGTCGGCGTAAACGCCAGCGTACTCCCATTCCGGGTTGCCCTGGATCAGTTCGCTGTAGTAGCTGACCTGGGTGGAGAGGGAATGCGCCAGCTTCTCCGATTCCATCGAAACGCGGGCATAGGCGGCGACCTTTTTCCTTGGTCTGAGCAGAGGCTTCTTTGCCTCAATCCTTTGAATTTTCAAGGTTTTTCGCCTCCTTTCCACCCACTATTCATCACTCTTTTCGGGTCAGAAAGCAAGTCATTTACCGCTAAGAGGGAGCCTGTTTTCGGAGAAATACTGCGGGCATAATCTGTACTGATCTGACAATATTCCTCGTCGGTAATAAGCCCCTCGCGCCACATCTTTTTCACGAAGTACATGAGTCCCTGGTAGCGGTTCTCGCGGTCAAATTCTTCTTCCGTCATTCGCATACCGCACCTCCGAACCTTCCCTCGACGTAGCAATCATGGGAACAGTACTTTCTGTTGCGGATGCCATAGGCGTAGAAGGTCTTCCCGCAGGTCGGACAGGTATGTTCGAGCATGGCGGCCCGTCGGACCTCGCCTATATGCTCATTCCAGTATTTACTCCGGCATGAGTCTGAGCAGAACTTCTTTTCCTTGCGGCCGGGATAGATGGTCATCGGCTTTCCGCAATACTGGCAGGGTTTCTCCCAGGGCTTGTCAGTGACAGCCACATCCGGCATGGATTCCACATCACCCGTCAGCCCCTGCCTGCGGCAGAAGGTCTTCACCGTGTTCCTCAGAATCCCCGTTTCTTCAGCAATCTGCGTCAGGCTTTTCCCGGCTTTCCGCAGTTTTATGATTGTGTTTTTCTCGTCAGCAGTCATAGGTACGCCTCCAATCGTTTGATCTTTCGCGTTCCTATGCCTTGATAGGGCGGTTTTTTATAATGAAAAAAGCCGCCCATGAGCTTCCCGGCAGGAAAACTCATGGGCGGCATGGAAGAAATCAGATTACAGTTTCGTGGTGTAGGCGAGCGAAATCCAGCCCGCGCCGGACTTCAGCCTGCCCCAGTTCCCGGACACCTCCACAATCGTGAAGACGCCTTTCCCGGTAAACTGGCCTGTTCTCGCAAACTCCGTACCTGGTCCTTTTCTGATGTTGAGGTCAGGAATACTGACCTTCACCAGGAAGGGGATCTCGGCAGTCCCGGTCTGTTCCGGCGCCGATGCGTTCCCGGCATACTTGTCGAAGTACTTCTGGCCGTATGCGGCGCGTTTCTCCTGCATGGCCGTTCCCTGGTCAGCTGGAGCTTCATACTTCTTCAGCACCACATCGGATGCCTCCCGGACAGACTTGGCAGCTTTCAGTGTTTTGAGTACGGAAGAATACCCCTCCATCTCCTTACACAGGAAGGCGAGCTGCATGGCGAGGTCGCCGATAGATACACCGCGTTCCTGGGCATATGCCATCAGGGCCGCCTTGCGGGTGTGGAAGGTCCACTGCGCCAGTCCATAGCCGTAGCCGTCGTTCACGAAGTTGCTGTAGGCCCCGGCGTCCATAGCGACGGTGAACTCATCGTCCGTCATGCCCAGAGCCTTGTTCCCGGTGTTCTGGAGGTTCTTCGGGTTCAGCGCGGACTCGGCGTAAAGGTTGCCCATCAGTCCCGCCGCTCCATAGGCGTTGCCGATGAACGCCATCAGCGTGTCCCAGATGGACTTTTCGCCATCCGTGGCGGAAACTGCCGGAGCGGTCGTTGTGGGTGCCGCCGTCTGAACTGCGTCATAGGCAGGACGGCCATAGCCGAGGATGCGGCTGTTACTGAGCGCATAATTGCGCCGGGCTACCTGGTCGCTGGTGTTGCCCTCGATGGTATATACCTTCTGGGCGGTGACCTTCTCCACGATGCCAGTGTGGGTGCTGTTGTCCAGGGAAGTTCCGAAGAAAATCTGGTCGCCGGGCTTGGGGCTGCTGGCGTGGAACTGTCCCTTGTTCTTGTAGTAGTGAAGGGAATAAGTACATCCGGCTCCCGCGGATTTCTCCGGCTGGCAGAGCAGGCGCAGCGCGTTCTCGTAGCCATAAGCCGTCAGGAAGCACCAGTCCACGAACATATCGCACCAGGCGTAGCCGTTTTTCTTGCCGTTGTACCATTTCGGATACTTCTGGTCGAAGTCGCGGGCATACTTGGTGTAGTTGCCGGACCCGGCGTTGGCGGTCTTGTCGTCAAGCTGGGAATTGGACTTCTTTTCCTTGTAGCCGATCTCCGCCACAGCCACGGCGATGACCTTGGACGCATCGCAGGCGGTCACGGCCGGAGCCGGAAGTGCGGCATACGCCTTTTCGAGCGCAGCCTTGCTCTGCGCGTCATAGATGCCAGTGGCAGTCAGCCCCTTGGCAGTCTGGAAAGCTGTCAGCCCGGCAAGGGTGTTCTTGCCGAAATCCCCGTCCGCGCCGTCCGGGCCGCAGGAAAAACCGCAGGCGATCAGCATGGTCTGCATCGCCTTCACCGATTCACCTTCGCTGCCCTTGGAGAGGCTCCCGTCATCCGCAGGTGCTGCAACAGCCGTCCCGCCGAGCGCCGCCGTGACCTTTGCGGCGAGATCGCCCATCCTGGCATACATCCAGTTGCCGGGGCAGGACTTGTTTGCGAACCACCTGTGGACGGTCAGCACCATCTCGTCAGCGGCGGGCTCGTAACCCAGCGTCTTGTCCTTGTCGGCCAACCAGAGCAGTTTCTTCTTGCCGTTGCGCTGGCAGATGTCAGTGCAGAGTTTGATGAGCGTCTGGTAAACCACATCACGGAAAGCGTAGGGCTCCGCTGTGTCGCTGGCGCACTCGATGGTGATGGCGCGCTGGTCATTGGCGTTGGAGGAAGAACACCAGGAACGATTTTTCTCCTCCACATACAATCCGACCCGCCCATCCTTGTCGATGCCGTAGTTAGAAGAAGCCTTGGTGCTGGCTTTTTCAAACCACTCACCAAGGCCCTCCGCCGTACACTGGCCGACCACGCAGTGCGGCGTGATGCGGTCTATGCTGTGTGTCCGCTGCCCGCTATGATTCGGGCTCAGTTTCGTATATGCCACCATAGGGCTGTTCGTGTATCCCATAATCACTTTTCCTCCTTTTCCGCTCGGTCATGAAGCTGTTCCAGCACGTCTTTGAGTTTCTCTGGGATGGGCAGTCCCAGGTGCGCGGCGTTCTCCACCAGAGAGACACCCTCGTTGGAGATGTAGAAGAAGATCACCGCAGTCCGCAGCACGGAGCCGCTGCCGATGACCTGCGTATCCAGGATGTGCCCGATGCCCACCAGCAGGAAGATGAGTACCTTCCTGGCGATGCCTTTGAAGCCGACCTCGCTGGAAAGGCTGTGATCGGAAACGGCGCACATCACGCCCGTGATGTAGTCGATCACCACGAAGGCAATCAGCGCATACAGCAGGCCGTCGCAGCCGCCCAGGAACCAGCCCAGCCAGCCGCCGACGGCCGTAAAGATGAGTTGAATGGTGTTCCAGAATTCTTTCATGATGGAAATCCTCCTTGTACATAATTAAAAAGGCCGCCGCAGCGACCCTCATTTACTGTACGTTTCCTTGCATCTCTCGTTGTACCGCAGTACCCCTTCTATCAGAGGTGCGTCCGATACCTTCGCTATCGCGCGTAGGTCTTTGTCAAAACAATGGCTTTCCCAATATGGATGAGCGTCATAGACGAAGGTGTGCGCCCGGCTGAACCGCTCGTCGTTCAGCAACAGTTCCCGCATCTCCGGGTAGCTGACTCCGTACTCCTTTGCGATTTCCCAGAACTGGACGCAGAAGGAAACCCGCGCCGCAAGCAGGCAGTTCTCCATATACTTCGTCAGTTCAGCCGTGGTGCTGTCCGTAATCCTGAACCTGTGCCGGGCATCATATACGTCCTGTAAAAGCTGGACTACGGCGTTGCTGTCTTCCTTTTCCCCTCCGAGGATCGTAAAGGAGAAGTCGAAGGTCTTCTCATCGCAGTGCTGCGTCGTGCCATAAAACTCCGGGGAGAACACGATCCGTTTCCCGGTTTCATTTCTCAGCCTTTCCGTTGTCCTGGGCGGTACGGTCGAGCGAATTACATAGACCTCCGCATCCGTCTCATCTATCGCTGTCCTGACCTGGGAAAGGTCGCAGGAGCCATCCTCCCGCATGGGTGTATCTGTGGCGATGAATGCGAAATCGTAGCGGATGTCCTTCTTTTCGTGGTAGCCCTTGAAGGGGTCATACCTGTCCGGGGACAGCAGGCTGTATTCCCGGTACAGCCTGCTCCCGATATTCCCCACGCCGACAATCAGAACATTCTTCATCGTTCCAACTCCTCGATGTGCTTAATCCACTCATCGAAGGTGAACTTCTCCAGAAGGACGCCTTCCTTCAGTACGCGCCGCTTTGTCCCTGAGATGATGTGCTTCCTAACCTTCGGGTCGACCGATTGAAACAGGATCTTGTGCTTCTCGTAATAATCCTTGAAGCATTTCTCCGTCTCATACCGATACTGCGCGTTCATCGGGTCAAGCCAGATGGATTTGTTGAGCATATAGTAGGTGCCATAGACCAGGAGCGCCGTGTAGTACTTTGCCTCCTCCACCATGCCGCGGTCCAGAAAATCCCTGACAAGCCAGCCGTTGGAGTAGATCATGCGGGTATAAGTCTTCGGGACATACAGCGGGTCTTTCCTGCAGATGGAGCCCTCGCGCCATTTCCACAGATACAGCGGCATCTGGCAGTACTTCACGTCCTTTGCCACTTTGAGTGCAAGGCAGTTATAGCCGCTGTCCTCGTGGCATTTCACATCGGGATGCCACACAATGCCGTTATCCAGGAGGAACTGCCTGCGATAGATTTTCCCATGGACAAAGGTGCTGTCCTTCCTGTGCGGGAAGAACAGCGACCGTCCAGCCTTCCTGTCTATGACTTCTTCCATGAAATCTACCACCAGAGCATCGAAGCCCTTGTCACAGAAGGCAAAGATCGTGTACAGGGCAATGTTCGTCAGGAACATGTCATCGGCATCGCAGAACATCACGTATTCCGCAGTAGCCATTTCATACAGGCGACCACGGGTTCCGGGCAGGCCGGAGTGGTCAAAGCTGACATACTTTATGGGATAAGAAAAGCTGCCGAGGAACTCCTCTGACAGCTTAATGTCCGATCCGTCATTTCCGATCAGAACTTCGATATCTTTTTTCAGGTCCACGCCCTGCTGGGTGCTGATGCTCTCCAGCATCGGGCGCATGACCTCATCGGTTTCATTGAACTGGGGGATAAGCAGCTGAAGTTTCATTACGGTTTCCTCCTTACTCTTCCGGGTGGATATACTGGGAAATGGCGTCATAGATCGTCTCCCCACCGTATTCCGAGAGATAGGTAGCCAGTGCCGCCGCGAAGCTGGAGCTGGACACATAGCCCGCCTCTTCCAGATCGGTTTCCGACAGCAAATTCTCAAGCCCTGCAAGCCCCTCACTCAGGTAGGACGAGATGTCTGACTCTGACAGATAGGCCGACAGGCTGTCGCTGAGGAAATCCGATGTCACATATCCGTTCGTGCTCAGGTAGTTTTCCAGATACGATTTGGTTGCGTAATCCACAAGATCCTCGCTCAGGGAACTGAGCGACACATAATCACTGAGGATCTCGTCCAGATCATCGGCAGCCACATAGCTTTCCAGTGCTTCACTCAAAGCCTCGCTCAGGTATTCACTCAGGTAAGAATCTGACACGTAACTTCCAAGCGCCTCACTCAGGTAGGTGTCTGTCACATAATTGCCAAGTTCCTCGCTCAGATACGAGCTTGTGACAAAACCCGCATCATTCAGATCGGAGAGCGTGGCGTATTCGCTCAGATAATCGGAAAGCTCCGATTCCGTCAAATACCCATCGTTCTCCAGATCGGAGCGCGTAACGTAGTCGCTCAGGTAATCGCCGATGGTTTCGCTGAGAACAGACTCGACATCAGCCTCCGACATATAACCAGAGTTATCCAGGTCATCCTGCGTCACATAATCACTCAGGCAACTCGACAGATCAGATTCCGTCACATACTCGCTCAGATAGCCGTACATATCCGAACCAGTCACATATTCGCTCAGATAGTTTGAAATATCCGCGCCTTCCACATAATCTTCCAGCACATCACTCAGATAGCTTTCCGACACATAGTTTTCCAGATACGTCTGCAGCTCCGAGTCTGTCACCAGTCCGGCAGCCCTCTTGCCGCTTTCCATCAACTTCTCCAGCGTGATCCTTTGTGTCTCACTGCCGTGATTCAGCACCAGGCTGTCGCTGTTGTTTGCCGAGGACGCGACCGGCAATTCACTGATTTTTACACCCATGATCTTTTCCTCCTCAATCGATATTGATTACATCGTTGTTTTCCGTAAGCACCTGCTCACCGGATTCTGTCGTCACGGCGTCGGATTCCTCTTCCCCGGTGTTGATCAGAATCTCCTCTCCGTCCTCGGTAAGAAGGGAGTCACCGCCCTCCGTCTCAAGGCTGTCACCGTCTCCAGACGGTATGATCACCGCCGAGGCGCGGATCTTATAGATCCTGCCATTTCTTTCAAGGAACAGGTAGTCTGATTCCAGGAGGGAATTCACTGTCGGCACCTGTGTAAGGTCATCCTGCTTACCCTGGAGGGCTGTATAAATGCCCCCAGATTTCACAGCGTTCTCGCTCCCGGCCACCGGCTCATCATCAAAGGTGATCTCGATGTGGCTGTTTATAAGAGCTTCATATACACCGCCGCTCGTGACAGGATTTGTACTTCCCGCTCTTGGCACAGAGTCAAAGGTAAGTTTATCCTGTTTGTTTTGCAGAGCTGAGTGTATGCCCCCGCTGGTGACCGGCTTTATGCTTCCCGCCCTCGGACTTAAATCAAAGGAGAGCGTATCCTGTTTCCCCTGAAGCGCAGTATATATGCCGCCGCTCCTGACAGGTTTTCTGCTGCCTGATACCGGGGCTTCGTCAAAAGCCAGCGTATCCTGCTTGCCCTGCAGGGCGGCATGGATGCCTTTCGACCTTACCGGGTTATTGCTCCCGGCAGTCGGGCTGGCATCGAATGTCAGCGTGTCCTGTTTCCCTTGCAGGGCAGAATGGATGCCCTTCGACCTTACCGGGTTGTTACTCCCTGCGGTCGGTTCCGCGTCGAAGGCCAGTGTGTCCTGCTTCCTCTGAAGGGCAGAAAGGATACCGCCGGATTTTACGGGGTTGCTGCTGCCGGACCGGGGCGCGTCATCAAA